CAAGTTAGACCTGGAAGCCTACGACTATTTGCGGACGGTCTGGAACGATCCGGACATGGACCCGTCGTTGAGGATCAGGGCGGCGGAGATCGTATTCAGAGGGACGGATGCCCCGAAGGGCAAGAAGGACGAGAAGGCGGAGCGTGCGAAGGCTGCCGGTGAAGGGCGGTTCCGCCCGAGTGCGCCGCCGATTAGGGTGGTGAAATGACGGAATGGACAACCGCCTGCCCCGATTGGGAGCGCCGGGTGATGAACCGGGAAACGCTGATAACCTTCCCGCCTCTGTTCCCACAAGAGGCGGACGCTGCCCTTGCGGTGTTCAAGGAGCTGCGCCTTGTCGATGTGCTGAATAAGCCGACATTGGGCGAGGCTGGGCGGCAATGGTGCTTTGATTTCGTAGCCTCGATCTTCGGGGCCTACGATCCGGGAAAGGAGAACGGCGGAACGGATGAGACCGCGGGCCGCCGCCTGATTCAAGAGTTTTTCCTACTTATCGGTAAGAAGAACAGCAAAAGCACATCTGCATCCGCGATCATGTTGACGGCGCTCATCCGCAACTGGCGCGAGTCGGCTGAATTTCTGATCCTCTCTCCTACAATCGAAATCGCGTCGAACTCATTCATTCCCGCCCGCGATATGGTCAGAGCGGACGCTGATCTGTCTGATCTGATGCTGGTGCAGGAGCACTACCGTCAAATCACGCACAGGACAACCGGCGCCGTCTTGAAAGTTGTTGCGGCGGATAATGAGACCGTCGGCGGCAAGAAGGCAACGGGGATATTGATCGATGAATTATGGCTCTTTGGCAAGCGCCCGAATGCGGAGAACATGCTCCGGGAGGCAACGGGCGGGCTGGCATCCCGTCCCGAGGGCTTTATTATCTACCTGTCCACGCAGTCAGATGAAGCCCCGGCGGGCGTATTCAAGCAAAAACTGGACTATGCCCGGGGCGTCCGTGACGGCAAGATCGACGATCCGCACTTTTTACCTATAATTTACGAATTCCCCGACGCAATCCTAAAAGAGAAAAAGCATCTGGACCCGAAGATGTTCTATGTTAGCAACCCCAATTTAGGCGCATCAGTCGATGAACAATTCATCATCCGGGAGTTCAAGAAGGCGGAGAATGATGGCCATGAGTCCATGCAGGGGTTTTTGGCAAAGCACCTCAACGTGGAGATGGGGCTTGCCTTGAAAACGCAGCGGTGGGCAGGTGCCGACTTCTGGGAAGCGGCGGCGGGGGATGTCACGCTGGACATGATCCTTGAACGCTCCGAAGTGGTGGTCATAGGGATTGATGGCGGCGGGCTGGATGACCTTTTAGGGCTTGCCGTTATGGGGCGCGAGGCGGAGGCCGGAACCTGGCTCCTTTGGACGCGGGCCTGGTGCAACCCGATTGCCCTCGAACGGCGGAAGTCAGAGGCGGCCCGATACCGGGATTTTGAAAAGGACGGCGATCTGATCATTGTCAACGAGATCGGACAGGACATCAAAGAGGCCGGGGATATTGTAAGGCGATGCGATGCAGCGGGGCTGCTGGACCGGATCGGCGTGGACCAGGCGGGGATTGGCGCGATTGTCGATGAGCTTGAAGCGGGCGACGAAAAGGGCGAAGGCGCCATTGAGCATGACCGGATCGTCGGCATCCCGCAGGGGTGGCGTCTAAACGGCGCGATCAAGACGCTTGAACGCAAGGTAGCGGAGAAGTCCCTGGTCCACGGCGGACAGGCGTTGATGGCGTGGTGCGTCGGCAATGCCAGGGTGGAGCCGCGAGGGAATGCGATCAGCATCACAAAGCAGGCATCCGGAACCGGGAAGATCGACCCGTTGATGGCGGCTTTCAACTGCTGCGCTCTGATGGCTATGAACCCGGAGGCGCGGCGGCGGGGATCAGCTTACGACGGCCTAACGGCTGAACAAATACGTGAGAGGATGGCTTATTAGCCAAAGGAGATGCAATGAAGGATCTTCCGGACAAACCATTTTTGAGGGTGGATGAAGTAAAGGACTTATTCGGCGTTTCGCGGTCGGCAGTATATCTCTGGATTGATCACGGAAAACTGATTGCCGGGAAATATGGCGGCGTGATCAGGATCAAGAGGGAAGAGTTAGAGAAATTTATTGAATTAGGCATTATGAAGCCTTTGGACTAAAAAAACCGTCCAGATTTTCCATCCGTTATGTTTTCTTCCATCCGTCACTTTCTTTTTTACGTTTCCTTCCTTCACAATGTAGCCAAACTTGAAAAAGGGCGGCTGTATTGTCCATCTTTTCACGGTTCAAGCAATTCATAATCAAGAATCTATCCTTGTCAGATGACAAGGCATGGAATCCCTCGCTTTGGAATCTTTACGGTTCGCAATCCCTATCCGGCGAAAACGTCACCGAGTCAACGGCTCTGACATATAGCGCCGTATGGAATGCCGTTTCTCTTATCTCCGGCACCATCGGAGCCATGCCTCTCCATCTCATGCAGCGGAAGGGTAAGTCAAAGAATATCATCGACAACCGCCGCCTGTATCGCGTCATGCATGATCAATGGAATCCATATATGACCGCTATGGCGGGCCGGGAATGCCTCATGGCGCACGTTCTGACCTGGGGAAACGGCTATGCTGAAATTGTCCGGAACGGATACGGCGAAGTCATAGAGCTATGGCCGATCGCACCGGACAGGGTAACGCCCAGCATGGAAGGGGGAAGTGTTGTCTATGAAATCCGCATGGACGGCAAGCCGCCCGTAACTCTCCTACGTGAGCGCATCCTTCATGTTCCCGGCCTTGGGTATGATGGCTTTATGGGATATAGCGTCATTGCGATGGCGCGGAAGTCCATCGGCCTGGGCATGGCGATGGAGACGTTTGGCAGCCTCTATTTCGGCAAGGGGACTCATCCGTCCGCCGTCATCACGCACCCGACAAAGCTCAAAGACCCGAAGGCTTTCAGGACGGCGGTGTCGGAAGTTTACGCGGGTCTGGGGAATTCAAATCAACTCATGGTGTTGGAAGATGGGATGAAGATTGAAAAAGTCGGCATCCCGCCGGAGGATTCCCAATTCATCGAAAGCCGTCAATTTCAAATCCCGGAAGTGGCGCGGTGGTTCAACCTGCCGCCGCATAAGCTGAAAGACCTGACCCGTTCATCATTCTCGAATATCGAATCAGAGCAAACGTCTTTCTACGTTGACAGCATCCTTCCATGGCTGGTCCGGCTCGAAGCCAATTACAACATGCAACTCTTGACGCCCTCCGACAAGAACCTGAGCGGCTATGGACGCATTTATTTCAAGCATAACGCGGAAGGGATCTTAAGAGGCGATACGGCAAGCCGGGCGGCGTTTTATGGCGCGATGCTGGATCGGGGCGTCTATTCGATCAATGAGGTCCGCGAGAAAGAGGACATGGACCCGATACCGGGCGGCGACGTTCACCTTGTCCCGCTGAATTTCACCACGCTTGAAAATGCAGGCAAGGCGCCAGAGCCGAAGCAGTTACCGGCACCGGAACCGCCGCCGGGGAAAGGAAACGGCAAGGATAAGAGCGCAGAGTTGCTACAACTTCCCGCTCAATAGGGGGTGCAACATGAAATGGTATGAGATCAAAAATAAGGCGGACAAAGCCGAGGTGTGGATTTATGAGGAGATCGGGGAGGACTTCTGGACCGGGGGCGGGGTCACGGCAAAGAATTTCCAGAAAGAGCTTTCCGCAATCAAGGCCGGGCAGATCGACCTTCATATCAATTCGCCTGGCGGGGCCGTATTCGACGGGATCACCATTTACAACCTAATCAAACAGCACCCGGCCAATGTCACGACTTACATCGACGGGATCGCGGCCTCCATCGCCTCCGTTATCGCCCTGGCCGGCGACAAGATCGTCATGGCTGAAAATGCCCTTTACATGATCCACAACCCATCCGGAATGGTCATGGGAACGGCTAAGGATATGCGGACTTTTGCCGACACGCTCGACAAAGTGGGCGGAACGATGGTCACGGCCTACACCGGAAAGACAGGAAAAGACGCTGACATAATCAAAGCCCTTCTCGATGCAGAAACATGGTTCACGGCGGACGAAGCAAAAGAGATGGGCTTTGTCGATGAGATTTCCGGGGAGATGGACATGGCGGCTTGCGTCAAGTTCGCCCCCGTTATGGCTAAGGCGGGATTTAAGCACATCCCGGAAACAATAACCGGCAAGAAGGAACCACCGGATGTGAAGTCTGCGGAGAAGGCCCTGCGTGACGTAGGGTTTTCCCACAAGCAGGCAAAGACCATTTTGGCGGAAGGGTTCAAGGGGTATCAGCGTGACGTTGATCCTCCTGCGGCACCTCGTGACGTTGTGCCGACTCAAAAACCGAAAGTGGACAAGGTGTCTGACTTGCTGACCAGGGCGGAGATCGCAGCACCATCAAAACAGACAACAGGAGGAAAAATATAATGAAAACATTGGGTCAGTATAAAGAGGACATTAAAAACCTCATGAAGAAAGCGGCGGACATTGACGCACAATGCGCCACGGAAAACCGCGAACTGACTGAGGCGGAAATCGCGCTGAAAACCGAGATCCTGGATACCGTTGACGACCTGCAAAAGATCGTCAATGTCCAGGAGCGACAGGCGCGAATCAGCGCAAATCTGGAGGCACCGGCGGCCCATGCCGCAACCGTTCAGATGGGCGCAAAGGCACCCGAGCCGGATAGGAAAGAAAGGTTCGGCTCTCTTGGGGAACAGATGTCGGCAGTCGTCCGGGCGGCCGTTCCCGGCGGGCAGATCGACCCTCGGCTTTTCCGAGCGGCAACGGGCTTGAACGAAACGACCCCCTCGGATGGTGGGTTCCTCGTTCAGACCGATTTCCAGTCCGGGCTTTTGCAGGATGTCTTTCAGACGGGGATCCTGCCGAGCCGTTGCCGTCGGATCACTATCTCCGGCAATTCCAATGGGATCAAGATCAACGGCGTGGATGAAACATCCCGCGCCTCTACCAGAAGCGGCGGGATTCTGGGCTACTGGAAAGATGAGGCCGCCCAGAAAACAGCCAGCAAGCCGAAGTTCCGTCAAATCGAGCTTACCCTGCACAAGCTGATCGGCCTTTGTTTCGCGACCGATGAGCTGCTGGCGGATGCGGTGGCTCTGGAGGCGTTCATCCGGCAGGCGTTCGCGGCAGAGTTCGGTTTCCTTCTGGATGACGCGATCATCCGGGGAACCGGAGCGGGCCAGCCTCTGGGCATCCTCAACAGCGGGTGCCTCGTTACCGTTGCCAAGGAAGGCGGGCAAGGCGCGGATACGATCGTCTGGGAAAACGTCGTGAAGATGTATGCGCGGCTTTTCGCGCAGTCCCGGCCCAATGCGATCTGGCTGATCAACCAGGCAGCGGAACCGCAGTTGATGAAGATGGCAATGGCTGTCGGCACGGGTGGCGTCCCGGTTTATATGCCTGCGGGCGGGGCCTCACAGTCGCCGTATGCGACGCTCTTTGGGCGTCCGGTTATTGCCTGCGAGCAGTGCTCTGCTCTGGGCGATGTCGGCGACATCATCTTCGGGGATTTCAGCAATTACATCCTCGCGGAGAAGGGCGGGATCGAGAGCGCCATG